ATGGATATTGGTACGGGTATCTTATCTCAGTTAGCTGGAGACATGGGGTATGAGGTATCACCAGAACAAATCTTAAGTAGAACTGGTGGGGTTATCTCCAACAGTAATACAGAACTCATGTTTAGTGGTGTGAAACTAAGAAGTTTCAGATTCTCATATAGAATGACTGGCAGAAGTCCAGAAGAAGCAGCAAGAATCAACACAATCATTCGTGCATTAAAACAGTGGGGATCTCCCAGAAAAGTCACAAGAGTTGAAGGTGGTCAAGGTACTGTAGGAAGTGCAGGAGCACCTTCATACTTCCTAGGAACTCCACACGTATTCCAACTATCTTATAGAACTGCCGCAGGAGGAAATATCCTAGGTGTAAACAAGTTCAAACCTTGTGCTTTGACTGACTTTGCAGTTAACTACGCTCCAGAAAGAGAGTGGTTAGCATACGAAGGTGGTCAACCTGTTTCCGTACAGATTGATATGTCATTCACTGAGTTGGAGCCTATATACAATACAGATTATAATCAGAATGTCAGCAATAGGGCATTCAACACAAGAGCTGGAGGTCAGAGTGGATTCCAGGATCTGTTCCCACTTTCAGTGTCCACCACTGCAAATCCATTCGGTATAGATGTAGGTTACTAATGGCTAGAGGTTATTTTTCTTACTTTCCAAAACTCAAATACGTCTCAAGATCTACCGATAGAAGTTCTAACGACGAGTATATTGAGGTAATTAATCTTTTTAGAAGACCCCGATTACGTAAAGACTTTGAATCTGTCTTCACTGCTTTCGCAGATTACGTTATTGGTGAAGATATTAGACCAGAACAAGTAGCACAGGAATTGTATAATGATCCAAGATTTGATTGGATCATTCTAATTGCCAATAATATTACAAATCTACATGAAGAATGGCCATTAGATAATCATAGTTTTAGAAAATTTCTTTTAGAGAAATACGGTAGTGACGAACAACTACAACAGGTTCATCATTATGAGACATCGTTGTTTCTCGATGATTTTAAGAGAGTAGTAATGCCTGCGGGATTAAGAGTTGATTCTAATTTTAATATTACCTACCTAGAGTTAAACAAAAATAGACAAGAATCTGTATCCCAAGTTCCTACCTTAGATCAGGCAGCAAGAGTTGATGCAAACGGTACAGTATACAATTCTGCTGGAACTAAAATTGTAAATGATAAACTAGCAGCGATAACAAACTTTGAATATGAAGTTCAAATTAATGATGCTAAGAGAAGGATTAAAGTTCCTAGACCAGAATTCGTAGACACCATGGTCACAGATATGAGAAATATTATGAGATATAGAAAGTCATCTGCATACATCTCAGATAATCTCAAAGACACATTCAACCCAAGATTAAGTGGGCAATAAAAAAGGGGTCGTAAGACCCCCTTTTTTTATGTTAGAAGTGTTTGTTTTCCCAACCTTGTCCCAACCAGTTATCCCTTTTGAATGCAGGAATAACTTCGTTAACGAGGAACTTACGATTTTGTTCTGCGATCTTCAATGATTTAGTTTCAAGAGCAGTTACTCTTGACTCAAGTTGAGATGCAAACCAGACAGCACCACCTGCCTGAACAAGCAGGAAGGATAGTACTGCGAATGGAATCTTAAGATCTTTCATTATTCTTCAGCAAGTTTCTGGAAGTAACTCAGTGCATCATCTTCATCTGAGTCAGTTGACCCTCCACCAGTTGCTGCAGCAGCAAGTTTAGAGAGTTCGTCATCATTTGGTGCATCAGAACCAAGTTCCTCATCAATCGTCTCAGGATCAGGAGCACGAAGTTGTTGCTTCGTTCCAAGAACGGCATTCAGCCTTTTCTTGAGGTCGTCATAAGACTTAAATTGATCAGCAGCAGTAAACTCGCTAAGATCGTAAAGGTTGTCATAGATAGTCTCCAACTGTTTATCGTCATCAAGAAGAGGACCAACAGCAGCAAACTCACTACTATCATAATTCCAGAATCCAGCCACCTGCTTAATCTTCAGTTTGAAGTTAGCACCTTTCCAGAAATCGAAAGGATTGATGGGTTCATCATCGTCAAACTCAGGTTGCATTGCTGAGGTGAGTTTGTCAAAGATCTTCTTACCAAACTTATAGATGAAGGTCTTACCCTCATTCTCAGGATTGGTAGGATCCTTTACAACATAGATGTTTGCATAGTAAGAAAGTTTACGCTTCTGCTTACGTGCAATTTCCTTATCACTATCATTACCACTATTCCACAGACTGCGGTTCAGTTCTCCAACAGGGTCATCCTTACCAATCGTGGTCAAGGAGTTTTCAATATACCATCCACCAGGGCCTTGGAATGCATGACTCCACACTTGTGCCCAAGGAAGATCACAATTAGCGTGTGCAGGAAGGAAACGAATGACAGCAAAACCATTACCAGCTTTGTCTACCGCAGGTTTCCAAAGTCGATCATCAGTCTGACCACCACCCTTCTCGTTGAGTTTCTCAACTTTCTTCATAAGGCGCTCAGTAAGAGAGCCAGCGCGAGACTGCTTTTTAAGATCGGCAAAAGACATGTGTATTCTCCGTATTTTTTGTGTGTTTTGTATTGAACGTATCTATTATATTAGTTGAACACTCAAGTGTCAAGGGATTCCTCTAACTTGGTAAGTGTTTTTTCCAGATTATCGAAAAAAGCGTCAATAGATTGACCAGGCTGCAAACCAAGGAATCTTGCAGATTCCATGATCTGTTCCTTCATTTCTTCAGCATCTGGATCATTGCAGAGTCCGAGTCTAAAAACAAAATTTCTTTGTTTTTCAAGAAGTTTCCTCATTGTACGAATCTGTTCAGTACCCGTTGTGTTAGTTGGGTCGATGGTTACCATGTCATGCATTAAACCTTCTTGCAACTCTTGGATTTCTGCCATAGTGGCACGAATCATTGGTTGGTTGAAAAAATCACTCATTGAAACCTCTCCTTCACTCTACTCCTTAAATGAATCTTATATCGAGATACGTTAATATTTAGGAATGGTTCATAATTCCTAATTTTTCGGTAAACCGTCTCCCACACTGGGTCGAAGAGGGTTTTATCAAAGTTTTTAGCAAAGCCAAAAATCTTCTCATATATTATAACATTCTCTATGGAAAAATTTCCACTGAGAAATTCTTTTAACAAAGGCGGATGTTTTCCCGTTGAACAATCAAAGAATTGTTCAAACTCATAACGATCCATCATGGTCTCAGATTGCTCTTTGAATATATCAAATCTAGCTTCCTGAGTTACTAACCACTTATTATAATTCTTCTCACCATCTTCGATGATTTGTCCAATCCACATCCTCTCAGGATCCGAAGACTGACTAAAACTTGCCAAGAAAAAATCTCGTATCTCTTTGTCTGTTCTCTTTCGAGACATTCGTTCAAAGAAATATCGATCTTTTCTTTTATTAAAGGTTACTTTAGATACTCTAGATTTACCACGATACTTAAAGAAATCATAGTTATCTTTAGTAAAGTGATTCTTCAATGCCAAATAGGTCTGATAGACCTCAATCGGTTTCATTACAAAGGTAGTTTAGATCTAGTAGTTCTTTTAAGATAGTTTAGTTCCATTGCTTCCACTTTCAGTTTTTCCTTAAGTGGTTTGGAAATAAGTTTAGATACAGATTCCAACTCAATATTATTCTCTTCGCAATAACTTAGAATTGCTTCGATATAGTTGAGTTCAGAGGTAAGCACAAGTTGTTCAATGTCTTGTGTAAACTTATTCTGGCAGAGAAACTTCTCTTTAAGTAACTCGTTAACTTCTTTCTCCATACTCTCCGAGTTTATGGTTGACAAATTCTTTAACGTACTTGGTAAGAAGCTTAATATAGTCACCTTTGTTTCTTTTTTCATAGACATGACAATCTCCATTTTCGGCAACCATAATAGTCACCAACTTCTCGACGGGCGTACCCGTCATTTCATAGTACATACAAGCGTATGCAGTTTCTTGAACAAAGTATTGTTCAATCCACTTTTCTGGTTTAATTTTCTTAGAGGTTTTAAAGTCAATGATGGACAGTTCGCCATCATACTCCGCAATACAGTCTACCCGTCCTGCAATACCGAAGTACTGACTGTATAGGGGTTTCTCCAGACAATGTATATTATTTATCTTGTCTATAGAATCCTTTGCAGAGAGAAATAGTGCCTTTGTGGTAGGCAGCATTTCAATATCACGATAATCAGTGTTTTTGAGATACTTCTCACATACATCGTGAAATTTAGTACCTCGTTCAGTAGAAACTTTAGTAACTTGGTTTGCAACCTCTTCACCGACCTTTTGTCTCCACTTTTGAAATACTTGGCGATTGTAGAAGCTAGTTATTGATGTAATAGAAGGAAGTGTTCCTTTCATGTCAGGTACATAATAGTACCTTACGCCATCAATAAGTTGGGCATTAAGTTCAAAGTCCCCAAGGGTATTCAAATGTGTAAACATTAGAGTGCAAGGGCAAGTTTAGTAACCAGATAGTTCCTCACTAGTCCAGAACGTACAATATCATCAATATCAAATTCAACCGCACCGAAATCAGATTCCATCTGTTCTACAATTCGTTTGAAGTCTAGAATGCCATTGCGTTCCTTATCTCTAGTAAGGTCCGTTTGGGTGGCGTCACCGCAGAAAATAATCCTACAGTTATCACCAACTCTAGTAATTATACTATCTAATTCGTGAAAATTCAAGTTCTGCATCTCATCCACTAACACAATGCAATTATCAAGAGTTGTGCCTCGGATGAATGAAGTTGACCAGAAAGAAATAGTTTCCTGAGTCTTCAGATTACCATAGAGCATCTCAAAGTCAGCATCTGTAGGCATCTCAAACATGTACTTGACCATATTCTTATAAGGAATCTGGTACAAAGCAGCTTTGTCCTCATGGTCACCAGGCAAGAAACCAATCTCTCTGGTGGTTACAAGAGATCTAACGATGTACAACTTGTCATATGGGGTATTCTCGTCCAGAACGTCTCTCAGACCCATATAGAGACTGATGAACGTCTTTCCTGTACCAGCGGCACCATATGCAAACAGATTCTTACCCTCCGCATAGTGGTCGAAAAGAACTTTCTGATTATCTGTCAGAGGTTCAATATCAACCAACATGTCTGTATTGATTGGTTTACGACGACGCATTTGTTTCGCCGTCATTCCTACACCAATAGGATCATCAGTTCTCTTCTTTCTAGGCATAATTAACGTCCAAGTGTGTTGTATTTGCCACGGATACCCGCAGATTTTTCAGATTTCTTCAGAACTTCATTCCAGCCTGGATGTTTGTTGACAAGTTTATCTCTCCACTCCCCAACTTCACAATTTCCAGGGGCAGTAGATGGATCAGACCAATCACGTTCCCAATCAGGATTGTCAACTTTCCATTGATCCCATTCATGAACACTGAGTTTTACGTCTTTTTGTTCACCAGTGACTTTATTAATAACAGGATATGTTGCCATTAGGTCCACTCCAATGCTTCGGATACTGTTGGGAATTGTTCGATAAAGATCTTCTTACAATCTTCAGCGAGATCCATATGTTCTTTCTGAGTACCATTAGCGGTACGCAGATTAATATAATGAATCCATGAACGGCATGAGCCTGTCATGTAGATTTTTGTTGGCGTACATAACGGCAGCACCATTCTAGCACACTCCTTTGCAACACCTCTTCCCAACATTTGTTGATATAGTGCCATAGAAGAATCAAATAGAGTCTTCATTTGCATCTCTAAATTTTGGACAACAAATTCATCCAAATCATCAACACTATTCTGACGATTCTTCTCATCCTGACGACGAAGTGCAGGAAGGGGAATTTCAGGTGCCAACAAAGAACTGTCAGCATACCGTTGGGAAAACTCTTGATATGTGAAACTACGATGCCTCAGCACTTGAGCCGCTATCGCTCTCGTAGTTTCTAGTTCCAATGTCATTGTTGCCTGTTCAAACACACTCCAATGGTTATGTTTGATGCAATACTTCAATAGACCAGAAACCTTAGGGTTATCCTGATTTGCAGGATTTGATACGCGGGCGATGTATCCCATCGTCTCTTCCGCATCAGGAGTAATACTAATTAATCTAGCGTTCATTTAATCGATTTCTCCATCATCATCATTTGAGTTTGAATAATCAAATCCAAGTCTCTCTCTTTTAGGCCATACATAAGCATCTTTGTCTGAGTAGACTTCAGATTCTAACACATCTACCAGAGATTTCAAGTTTTTAACTATTAGTTTGAGTTTTTCTTTGTCCATAAACTAGATAAAATAATTGAAATTGATCAAACACCGTCTTTTCTCATCTGTACATGAACTTCCAGCATGTAGTTCATTTGAATTGAAAATAATCAATCGGTTAGCAACACTCTCAACTTCCTCACCACTTTTGAATTTAGTAGTTCCGTTGTTTGTATTTACATAATAAATTGCGGTTATACAATCATCCACATCAGTATGATACTCGTATCTGTCAAATTGTGGTGTTTGCATATTTAGATTAGCTTTGATCCTCACCAATGCTACTGGATCAATTTGCTTTAAAATAGGAGAAAGAACCCCAAAGTATTGACTCTGGGGTTCAAAGTGATTATAGAATACATGAGTAAACTGATAATACCCATCTCCTGGCGTATTCACACCATTGGAGAAACTCCATGGCATTTCACGACCAAGCATGAATTGCGACA